AGCCAGTTGCCGCTAGCGTCGTCGAACGAGCAACCCTCCACAGTGCCCGTATCGCTCGCTACGGGCCCGTTGGCCATGGCGGAGGCGTTCATACCGCCGAACGTGATTGCGCCTGCCGTAGCGGCAATGAGGGCGAATTTGCGGACGTTCATTGTTCACTCTCCATTCTGTCGAAACTGAGTCGACCATCCGACCAACGGGAAGCGTCCCTTATTCGCGTCCCGCTGATCAGATTCACCGATTCAGGATGCGGCGTAGAACTTGCAATCCACGGTCTCGCCGTTGTGCATACCGCAGCAATCCGGAGTACCGAGAATGCGCTCACCGTCAGCTGTGCGCGCGAGCACTTCGCCGATGGCCTTGTCGATGGAATCGCCAGCGATAGCGCGGTAGTGCTTCAAATCGTCTTCGCCGATGTCGGGCATACCCACCATGCCCCACAGCGTCCGGTAGGCACCGTGCGCGGTAGTCGTGAGCGGAGTGGCCAGCGAAGCCAGATGAAAACCGATCAACGCTTCCGCTTTCGTCATCTTGCGGGTATCGCCTCCGAGTGCGACGCGCTCGAGGATTTCCCGCATGTGCGAGCGGCACAGCGTCTCGTTGGCCATGTAGTCGTTATCCGACTTCAGCAGCAAGAACGAGTGCCAGAGTTCGTCGGACTTGTGCGGGTGCCGTTTCTGAGCGCGTGCGATTTCTTCCTCCGCCCACCCCATGCGTTCGAAAACGCCCGTAAGGAAATCGGTCGTAGTGTCCAGAATCTGGGCAAGGGTATTCACGGTCATTTCGGGGAAATTCCTTTCAGCGGAGAGTGTTTTTGCCGTGGATGGACAGACAGTCCACGCAACCGACAACATTCATGTGATCGGTCGTAGCGATATCGACGGACTTACCGCACAGCGTGCGCAGGTCGGTATAGGTCAGATGCACACCGTTGGCGCGTGCGACGTATTCGGTATATCCGCCCCGCTTCGCCGTGGCGATCAATTCGGAATTCGCTTCCATGAGGCGAATGTGATCGTTGGTGTACGCAATCATGCGCTCGCTCGAATCGTCACCCTTGTCCATGCAGGACAAGTGCAGATCGACGTCACGCTGTGCGTTGTAGACGGCCAGAGCGGCACGTGCCAGATCAAGGTTGCTCACAGCGCACCCGCTTTCCGTGCAGCTGCATTGACGATCTGCGCGAGGGCGTAGTCGAAGCCATTGCCCACCACGTCATGCCCGTTCACCCGTCCATAGGTACGGCTGACTACTCCCGTACGACGGTTGGACATCACAAGCACATCGATGTGAGCACCGACGACGTGCAGGTCATCGCGACGGTAGTTGCGAACGTCCATGCCGTTCGCGAGTGCGGCCTCAGCGATCGAATCGATCAGCATTGCCGCTTGCTCGTGGTTGATCACTTCCTGTCCCTTCTCGGAGTGGATGCAACCCACCACGGACGAGACACCGTTGTCCCGTGCCTCTGCCTCATTGCGGAGGCGATCGTTTCGCCGAGTGGCGTGGTTTCCCGTGGTGGATTGCATGAGGAGAACGGTACGCCGATCCGCTGTTCTGTCAACCACGCCGTGACCTGCGGTTTTGCGCATGCCTATCTATCCGGCCCGCGGACGGTGGACGGTGCGCCGGCCTACCCCAACGGGCGCCAGACGCAGAGCGGCCGGCACTCCGGGCCCGCTCGCCGGCGCATACCCCCTCGATTTCGGCGACTCGGGCGAATCGGACAGATGGGACGGGGGGGACGAAATCCCCGGGGCCGGCCCGGCGTGACCAATCTCCCCACGAAACGCGCGGCGAAACAGAAAAACGAAAATATGTGGCCCCAGGACCGGCGGATGCCGAAAGCGGCCCTGACCTGCGGCTTACCGAGGAAGTGGTTACCGATGAGGAATCTGTTCGCCCGCCTGTTCCGGCCCGCTCGGCGTCAGATCGCCGGCGACAACTCCGTACAGATCATGGGCGACAACATCTCGATGACGTTCTTCGACGAACTCAATCCCTGGCGCGACGCCGGTGTGATCGCCCTTCATTCGCACACCGCCGAGGAACCGTGCGATGAGACCTGCTCGGTCTACGAGCGCTAGGCGGCGGGGAATGAAAGCCGCCGTCCTGATCGACCTTCTTCTTGCCCATCTGTGCACGGGATTGGGCCTGCATGAGTACGCCGACGAGCTATATCGATCGGCCGTGGAGGCGGTGAATCAATGGGAGGCAGAGGTTCCGGCCGCATCGGCAAGCCGACGCACCTGAAGGTACTCGAAGGCGTTCAGGAGAGCCGCATCAATCGCGACGAGCCCGTGCCGGCCGAAGCGTCCCTGCAACCGCCGGTGGAATTGGACCCCGCGGCGCGCGAGGTCTGGGATCGCCTGGCGCCGGACATGATCGAGAAGAACGTACTCACCAACTGGGACCTCGACCAGTTCGCCGTCTTCTGCGATGCGGTCGCGGTCTACCACGAATGCAAGTCCCTGATGGGCAACAACTACACCGAGCGCGGCGCTGCCGGCGGTGTCATCAAATCGCCGTACTGGCAGATCATGCGCGACTGCCAATCGATCATGACGCAGATCGGCGCCCGGTACGGACTAACACCCAGCGACCGCGCGGGCCTCGCCGTGGGCGGTAACGAGCCCGAAGAGGGCGCAGGCGCGGAAAGGCTGCTGTCTTGAGTGAACCCGTGGAATCCGAATCGGCCGAGCTGCTGATGGAGCGGATCGAAATCCGGCGCGTGATGCGGGCTGGCGGCGAAGAAGTCGTCTCGATGGAGGCGGTCGATGCGCTCGGCGAGCCGATGGGCGTCTTCGAGGCCATGAACCTGCTCGAGTTCTCGAAGGTCCAGCTGATGACCGACATGGTTCGCAGCCTCATTTTCGACGAAGAAGAAGACGAGGACGAGGACTGATGAGCGATATTGCAGGCGAATTGCGGCAGGTTGTCGCCGAATTGAAGGTCATCGCACCGGGATTGACGCATATTCACGCCCAGATTGACGGGATTCTGTCGAAATTGGACGGTCAGGCAGTGGTTCCGGCGTTCGACATCGGTCCGGTTATCGGCGGCACCATCCGTGTTGCGTCCGAAGATGCGCCGCCCGAGGCGATCCTCAGTCCCTCGACGTGGACCGCGATGGCGTTCAACCCCGAGTTCGAGGCCGGCGTGAAGATTCCGACCAACGCCAAGCGGGTCCTGGAGATCGAGGACGACGAGCCGGCCGAGGAATGGGACGAAGACGAAGATCTCGCCCACCTCGACGACGAAGACGAAGGCAATGAGCCGGGAGACGAACCCGACGCTGCCTGAGTGCGGCTTCGTACTCGACGGGATCGAGTGTCACGAGGTCGGCGATCACTTCTGTGTTCCGCGCGCGGACCATTGCCAGAAGTTCATCGAGGAGCTGTGTCTCCATACCAAGGGCCAGTTCTTCCGGAAGCGGTTCATCCTCGCCGATTGGCAGCGCGACGAGATCGTGCGGCCGTTGTTCGGCGAGGTCGAATGGTCCGAGGAGTTCCAGGCGTACAAGCGCCGCTACGAGATTGCCTGGATCGAAGTCGCCCGCAAGAACGGCAAGACCGAACTCTTGGCCGCGCTGATGCTGTATCTGCTCGTCGCGGACTCCGAAGAGTCGGCCGAGATCTACGGCGTCGCCAAGAACCGTGAGCAGGCGTCGCTTTGCTTCGACGTGGCCGCGCAGATGGTCAATTTGCAGCCGGTGCTGTCGAAGCGGCTGAAGATCATCAAGCACAAGAAGCGCATCTACGACGCCAAGACCAACAGTTTCTATCAGGTGATCGCGGCCGACGCCGGCGGTGCGCTCGGTTCGAACCCGCACGGCGTCGGCGCCGACGAGATTTGCGCCTGGCACGACGGCGGCATGTGGGACTCGATGCGCACCGGCATGGGTTCGGGCGCGCGGCGGCAGCCGATGATGATCGCCGCGACCACCGCGGGCACCGACACCGAGTCTTTCGCCGGGAAGATGCACCGCGAGATGTTGGCCAACTGGGAGCGGGCCGACGACGATCCGGAGAAGCTGCACCACATCTTCGCGTTCATCCGCAACACCCCGATGGACGCTGATCCGTGGGATGAGTCGCAGTGGTATCACGCATCGCCCGCGCTGGGTGACTACCTCTCGATCGAGGCGTTCCGCAAGCAGGCGGCCGAAGCCAAGGCTAATCCGCTGCTGGAGAACGGGTTTCGCGTCCTCAAGCTCAACCAGTGGACGACGCAGGCCGTGCGCTGGATGCCGATGCACCTCTACGACGAGGCGGCCGGCCCGACGTATTCGACCGCACGGGAAGCGCGCGAGGTATTCACCGGCTGCGACTGCTGGTTCGGGCTGGACCTTGCTGCGCGCCAGGACCTTACGGCGATGGCGTATCTGTTCCCTGCCGACGACGGCAGCGTGGATCTGCTGTATCGGTTCTGGTGCTGTGAAGCGGCGCTGGCGAAGCTGGACAAGCTCAACGGCGGCCGATTCGTGCGCGAGTTCGTCGAGGGCGGATGGCTGACCGTCACCGACGGCGATGTCCTGGACTTCCAGAAGGTCTACGACGACATCGAGGCGGACTCGATGCGGTTCAACCTTCTCGGCGGTGACGCGGACAAATGGTCGTCGGACCCGGTGCTGCAGGAGATTCAGAACCGCATCTACGTACCGGACGACATCTTCGCCTACCAAAACGACTACAACCACATGTCCGATTCGATGCATCGGATTCTGGAGATGGTCATCGAGAAGAAGTTCCGCACACACGGAAATCCGTTGGCGCGGTTCTGCTTTGAAGGCGCGGAGGCGCGCATCGCGAGTTACAACCCCGACCTGGTGAAGCCGGACAAACCCGATCGCAACACCGCATCCAAACGTATCGACGCTGTTCCCGCATCAATCATGGCCGTCAATGCGTGGTGGACCCGCGGCGGCATCGGCGAAATGTCGGTCTACGCGACACGAGAGCCCATGGTTGTGGGATTGGAGGGCTGATTGTTGTTCGGAAAGACCTCCCTGGGCGACGTGGTGAAAGAGTGCCTGTGGGTCACGACCATCGCAGGGCTGCCCAACTTCGCCGGCGTGCTGCTCAAGGTGCATGTCGGAAAAGACGGGGTGCACTACGAATTCGCCGACGTGAAGCCCGAGGGCTCGACCGTGGGCGCTGACGGCGCCTTCTTCATTCCCAAAGAGCACGTCGCCTACATGCAGAAGGCAACCCGTGCTGCTGTCTAACGGGCAGGCGCTCTCTATTGCGCCGCA